TGCTCAACCAACACCATCGAATCGCGGTGGCCCATCAAGCAGATACGGTCAGCGCCGCCGTTACCAGCGCCGGTGTCGGCGTTGGAAGTAGCGAACACGGCCATACCGTAGAGCTGACCGATTTCACCGTTGCGGATGGCGTCGCCGTTGCCGACGAATGCCTGCTCAGTGTAACGGGCCAGACCCATCAGGGTGTTGCGGCTCGAAGGAGGGATCAGGAAGAAACGACCGTCCATAGGGATGTCGTTGTCGTCCAGGCGCTGGATGGTGCGGCGGATAGCAGCATCAGTCAGTGCGGCAGCGTTAGAGCTGGTGCTGTTGTAGGCGGTAGTGCCGTCAGAACCAACGAAAGCCTTGGTGCTGGTGTTGCTGGTCGCGTAGTCGTTGGTGCCCACGGTAGCGCCGTTGAAAGCGCGGCCCAAGCGAACCAAGTCAGTGTCGATGCGGCGAGCCAAGGCATAGCCAGCGTCTTCTGTGTAGAAAGAACGCAGCGATGTCAGAGCTTGCACTTCGACGATGTCTTCGATCAAGCGGCTGTATTCGTAGTGTTGGTTGATCAACACTTGAATGTTGGTTTCGCTGTTGGCGATCAAAGTCACAGCATCAGTTGCGGCTTTGAGCGAAGCGTTGCCACGAGCTGGGCTAGGGATGTTGACGGTATCACCCTTCTTGCCTTTGAAAGACATCTTCTTGACCAAGTTGGCCAAGACGAGGTTTTTCTTGTAAGAGGCAACAATTTCATCACTCCAAATTTCTGGAATAAAGGCTGCTGCGGAGGTGGTGGTTACCGAGTTGGTTGGGGAAAATGCGGTGTTTGCCATGTTAAAAGCTCCAAAGTTAAATTATCGAACACGCCCTTCAGAGTACGCCTGCATGATTTCATCACTCAGTGTTTCGTACCTTGCCGGGTCTGTCATCTTGAGACGAATGAGGTCGGCTCGTCGGTAGACTCGTTTTGAACTCTCGCCAGAGCCACCTACGTCAACTTGCGCAGCTTTCATGCTTTTGGTCCGCACAGCAGTATTTGCCTGGTCGGATTCCTTGGCCTTGACGCCGCGAAGCTGCTTGAAGGTGGACAACAGTTCATTGGCCGAATCATAGTCAAATTCACCATCGGCTTTTGCGTAGAGGCCCAAACGCACGGGTGAAGATTTCACCCAGTTTTGGAACTCAGCATCACCGGCTATCTGTGCGTAGTCGGGATGGTCTTGCGCCAGCTTTTGCTGAATCTGCATCCGTTTGAAGTCTTGGCCCGCTTGGCGCGCCGCGAGAACATCTGGATGCTTATCAATCGTTGCTTGAACTGCTTTTTGAGGGTTCTCAAAAAAGTCAACTTCAGGTTCTTCCTCCTGAATACGCTGCTGCTTAGAACTGAGGTTCTGCTTGAGCAACTCGTCAGCTAATTTACGGACCTCGCCGACCTCTTGGGCCTGCTTGCCAATCAGCTTTTCAGCCTCTTGGTGCATCCGCACGACTTCTTCAAGACTTTTGGCCCTGTATTTCTCAGGAAGTTCTTGCGCCGGTGTCTTCGCTTCTTCAATTTCGAGTTCGCCTAGCGGCTCAGATTCATTGTCAATCAACATATTTATGTTCCTGCCAAAATGGTTGTAGGATAATCAACTCGGCGCTGGGCGCTTATGAGTTGGCTTTGCGCTCGGCGTTCAGCTTCTCAGTGTGCCTGTGCTCAAACCGTCCGTAAGCGGAGGGAAAGTGCCCAGACCAACCTTCGAGGTTGAACTTCGGTGCGCTTACGATGCGGTGGGCGAACCCCCCGCACCCACACAGCACGCTGGTAGTCTCATAACCCACCAGAGTCTCTGTGCGCTGCCCGCAATCGCAGGCAAATTCATACATTCTTTTCATTCAAATCCTCGTATGCTCGTTCGCTGACCCCTTTCAGGGTTTTCAGCCAAGTCAGGATAGAAATCTCGCCTTTGCGAAATTGTAGACTTTTTTCATCGGCAATGGTAGAGACATTGTTCATTGCCTCCAACATTACTTCGACGTCTTCCATCAGGTCAAGCCAGCCCTGCTGGGAAAACAGATCAAAACGGTCTTCGTAGTACTTTTGAAGTTCGGGTGTCATATGCGTGTCCAGTAAAAGTTTCAGGCAAGGACGGAACCGTCGATGACTGCCAAAGCATGGGTAGTATGCAAGATGCGGTCGTCCAAACCAATCGTGCCGCCGTTGATTTTTCGTGTGAGCGCCAAATTGTTGCTGGTTTCTGCTAGGCCATTCAGCTTCTGGGTGTCCCAAAACCAGCCAGCCGTCATGGCAGCGTACTGGGGCGTGGCCACTAGGTCCGGCTCCATGATGAAGTCCACACCCAGCGCCTTGCCTGCATGGAAGTAGTTCGCCGATCCGGTCAACTGGATGCAACCACGACCGCGAAAACGATACCCATCACCAGAAGCCTCGTCCCGATTGCCCATGCGGTTGCCATAAATGCGGTTTGCAATTTTCTTTGGTTGTCGTTCATATGCAGCAGCCTCTTCAGGCGTGAACCCCCACGAACGCTTGGGCGTGCGGGGAAAGAGTTTGAGCAGCGTTGCAGCTTTGTAGTTGAGGTTTTCTTCCAGCACCCGGAAGTTGGCGCTCTCATGGCCGCACTGGCCAATGAACGCAGCCTGCTGGCGCGGCGTCAGGATGTTGAAGCGCTCAAAGGTGGCGTTCAGCGCATCGACCCACTGAGGGCCAATGTGCAGCTTTTGAAGTTGATCAGCGTTGAGCATTGATGATGTTCCTCATGTTGTCGTATGCGTCGATGCACGCATTTAATTGGTTGATCGCCCTGTCTCCATCGGCTGCAATCTGCGCAATCATTTGGAGGGTTTGTCGCTCGGCGTCGCTGGGACCAGTATCTGGGTCAGGCGCTCGGTCAGGTTGGCTTGGCGCTTCGTTGCTATTTCCGCTGGGAGCGGGGGCACTTGGGGCGGCTTGTACGCAACTTGCGGTGGGGAGGCGCACCCTGCCAGCAGCGATGAGGCGATTAAGATCAGTTTGCTTTTGAGAGACAACATCGTTGGCCGACACTTTGTTGCACATAGCAACGGCCGCAACGAACTCAGCAAAATCCCTATCGCCCCGGACAGTGTTGCATTGCTTGCAAGCTGTCACTAGGTTGGATGGGGTGTTGTCTACCTTGACAGAGCGGGGAATGATATGGTCAAGCGTTAACTCGACACCATCCCCTAAACTCTCACCGCAGTAGACACAAGCGCACCCGTCCCGATGGTATATGGCAAGTCGCAGTTGGCGACTTATCCACTTGGAACCGTGTTTGTTCATTTCAGAATCTCCTCATGGTAACAGATGGCTTGCCTACGCAAAGACATGGTAGGCAAGAAGTGAATCTCCTTATGGTAAAACAAAAGGTGAATGTTTGCAAATAAAAAGACCCTCTGAATTGCAACGAAAAATACCGAGCAAGCCAGAGGGCCTATAGGGTCGCAGTCTAAACACTCGCACAGAGGGCAAGCGAGAAGATAGCGAACAAGATGATTAGAATGATGATAAGTTTAGACATACAAAAAACTTCCTTATGGTCAAGTATGTGCTATCTCGAGTGTGGAAAATCCTCACATGAGCAGAGGATAGCAGAGGGTAGGGGGAGTGGATGATAAAACAAAAAGGTCTACCGGCCGCATATGGGCGATTGGTAGACACAATTATACTGTATGTAAGCCTATAAAATGCGCTCAAAATTCTAGGCGTATGGTATAGGCTAGATTGTCAGCTAGATTGTATGGTATACAATCCCCTACCATTGCCACATAATCTATAAAGCTAAACATGGGGCAATTGTCAGCATGGGCACATGGTAGCAATGGGGCAATGGGTAGGGAATAGGCAAGCAAAAAAAAACAGCCTAGGGATTGTCCTAGACTGTTATACAATCGGTGTATTTTGTTGTTTACTTTATCTTGTCTAATTCCCTCACTATGCTACTTAGTGCTTTGTCTATCTCAGCACTTTCCAAGTGCTGACTATAACGCAATTCCCCTAAAAATTCCCGCCGGGCCTTATCTACGCTCATTTTAGCTAGCGGATTTTCTGGTATTTTGTCCAGTACCTTTTTGCTATCCCGGATAGACTTAGCGAACATGGATAAACGCTTGCGTTTTATACTTCTCCTGTGCGAGATTGTAGCACTGTTAAAAGAGTGTATACAATACTTTAATGATAGCCGGGCAATTTTGCGCTCATATTCTAGCTTATCGGCTAACAATGTCGCTTGCTCAGAGAAGTATTGACGGCCGTCAAACTTGCCCCCAAATTTAACAGCAATGGGGATAATTGGGGCACGTTTACCACTGTTTGCCCA